CTCAAGTTGCTGAATTGACTGCCAAAATCGACGAATTGGATTATCGAGAAGTTGACTATATCGATGAAATCCTCGGCTTAAAAGACCGAATTAAAAAGCTTGAGAGCGAGAACTCTACTCTAGAGGAACAAATCGAGTTAATGGGGGGATATTAGGTGAAAAGCAGTAAATAAGGTTACTTACTGCTAAAATAAAAAACAATTGATAACTGATAAAGCTAACCCCTGTAGAGATTACAGGGGTTTTTTGTTGTCTAATGTTCAGAGCTTGTTGTCTAATGTTCGGAGCTTGGCTGATTGTTAGATTGTTGATAAATTGTAGATAAAGATATTAACAATGGAATCCTTGATATATATAGGTTTCAGACTTTGTTGATGTTGTTAACGCTATCCCCCAATATTATTTTTTTGTGTTCTTATTGCTGACCTCGATTAATTAGATTGTTAGTTTGTAAATAGGTTGTAAATACCCTTATTAACAAAAATAAAAAGGATAAAAGTATTGATATATATAGCTTTCATTATTTCTGTACTTCTTTGTTGATATTGTTGATGATTACCCCGTGTGTATTTTTTTGTTTTACTGTTGAGCCTGGTGTTTTCTTATTGTTGACCTTGTTTGTTTTCTTTATCTTTTTTCTCTCTATAGAGCATCAACAATATCTACAAAGCCTAAAACCTAGTCGGGGTAAGGGTTTTGATTGTAGATAACCTTATTAACAATTGAATTACAAAAAGAACAAATTAGAGATAAAGCACTTCTCGCTTTTAAAATTCTCTGATTAGCCGAAAATACGGCATTTTGTCAATAGAGTCAGTTTTGCGTTTAATCACTTTTATTGCTGACTTTGCTGTATATCTTCTTTTCTCTCTTTTCCTCTATAAGGCATCGACAATATCTACAAAGTCTAAAGCCTATACTCAGCAAGGGTTTCGATTGTCGATAACCTTATTAACAATCTATCTACAACCTAACAACCGCTCTGTAGTATTTGTAGTATATGTAATACGGATAGATAAAAAAAAATACCGCTCCCTCGTAGGGCGGTAATCCAAGTCAATCTTTAAAAAAATTTTCTCATAGTCTTAATAGAATTGTCAAGACAAAAAAAAATAACCGCGCTCCCGGGTGCGGTATAAAAGAGCGCGGCGGTGTAAATATGTTTTCCTTTTAATTATATCTCAAAAAAGAAAATTCAAGATATAATAATACAAGAAACAGTACGCACCTCATCGATGGCTCAAAAAGTCCTTACTGGTAACTATTTTCTTAAAGGGCAATCGTATCCTACGATTGCCAGTGAAATTGTTATTGAGATTAAAAAGGGATCGACTTGGGATGAGGAGTTTTTTATTCAGGGAGATTTTACTACATGGAACATTAATTTTTATGTAGCAAAGCAATTTGGAGAAGATCGCATGGCAGTTGGGCGAGTTGATGAATTGCAGTTTGGGGATTTTATTTTACCTTCTAATGAAGATGGAGAAGATCCAATTGAATATCAAGATTATACTTATTTTCGTCTAATCGTTGACAGCAACGTTACGGATGGAATGGAAGTTACTCCTATTGCTTTTAAGGAAATTGCACAACCAAAAGCAGGAAGAGATTACTGGCAAGCTGACTTAGAGGCATCTAAAACTATTGCTAATCGGCTCGTTGTTGAACCTTTAGGACTAGATTTAATTCCCGTAGTCGTTAGGGGGGAAGTTTGATGCCAATTGAAATAACTGGAAGTTCTAGGCAAGTAATTGTTTCAGCTACTCTTGGAGGTGCTGGATGGTCGCCTATTTTGTCCCTAGTTACTGATGGTAATCGCCGGGTTTTTCAGGTAGTTAATTGGGTAGGAGGTTCAGGTACTCCTCCAGCAACGGGTGGGTATATTGGGATATCTGGATTAGTTTCTTCAATTAGCTCTGCTGTTGATGTTCGGGGTTCTCCTGGACTACCGGGAGAGGGAAGTGCTTTTTACAAGCATACTCAATCGCCTGCATCTGCAACCTGGACAATTATTCATAATTTAGGCTTTGAGCCACAGACTCAAGTTTTTAGTTCAGGGGGAGTAAAAATAGAAGCTTTTGTACAAAACCTTTCTTTAAATACTACTCAAATTATTTTTAGTAGTCCCTTTAGTGGTTATGCAATTTTATCGAGGTAATTATGACTTTTATTGAATTTTGGTCTGACACTGAATTTAAAGGAAAAATTCGGGCTTCTGTTGCCCCAGAAAATCCTAACGATTTGGTCAATTTTGGTACTTTAAATGCTCTTCTGGAAGGGTTTGATTACAAGGACGCAGTATTTGCTTCTGCCCCATCAAATATCAATTTAAATGCTCCTGGCTCGACAATTGGTGGGGTAACTATGAGTTTAGCCAATTCTCGCTTTATTGCCGCAAATCAAACTAATAACACAGAAAACGGGTTATACAATTGGAACGGAGCTTCTGTTGCAGCTACTCGCACTGCTGACGCTAGTACAGGAGCCGAACTGAGAAACGCTATTGTTACCGTAGCTTCTGGTAGTGGAAATACTGATGACGGAGTGACTTACAGGCAGATTACTCAATCCGTGACTTTGGGAACTTCCCCCGTAATCTGGCAAGTTCATGGGGCCGGAATTCCTGACGCAAGTGAAACCACAGCAGGTAAAGTACAGCGTGCTACTTTAGCCGAATTAGAAGCGGGAACAGACACAGCCAAATATGTCACCCCTTCCTTGCTTGCCAGTTGGTCTGGAAGACGGCGATCAGTAACTACTAATCCTTTTGGAGATGGCACCAATACGGTGTTTGTGATCACACATACGCTGACTGATACTAATCCCAGCGTAGAAGTAATTCGCAATAGCGGTAATAGAGATACTGTAGGAGTTTTTACGGAACGATTGAGTAATACTTCAATCCGCCTAACTTTTGCTTCTACGGCAGTACCTTCTGTGAATGGATTTGTAGCCAAATTACTAGCTTAGTATTGTGAAAGAATTTCTTGGGCCTACTGACACTTTAGATTCGATTACTACAGCCCGATGGGTTGCTAGTCGGTTGCAAGACGAAAAAGTAACTATTAGGAACATTTCTGCTACAGAGCAGATTCCTGTTACCTCTTTCCTAAGAGAAATTACTCTTTTAGAAGTGCGAAACTTACGCACAACCGTGGGAAGTGCTACAATAACTTTTAGCTTTGGTAGTGGTGCTTCTTTTGGGGCAATACCAGGACTATCTAGCCTATCTCTTACTACTGCCCGGTCTAATTTTACAGTATCTGGACAAGGACAAATTATTACTACTGCTCAAGAAATTCGATTCGATATTACCAGCGTTACTGGTGGACCATTGAGTATCCCTTTTTTGTTAATTTTCCGCGAAACAGCATCGCTAACTTAAATGCCTAATAGTTTAACTGCTCAAAGTTTATTCCTGAATAGTCCCGAATATATTGAAAGATACCAAATTGCATTAACAAATGTTTCTGGGTCTTTCAATGAAATGTCAACTAATTCAGCTTTTTTTGATAGTGAAATCAAGCCTAATTTAATCGATGATGAATCTGTCCGATTTTATGCTTACAAAAAAATTCTATCAGAATTGATTGTTTTTAATCCTTATGTTAAGTTAAATGTAGCTAAACTGGGAATGACGGCAGCAGTCTTTGGAGAAACTCCAAGACTTGCGATTTCTATTAATAATGAAGATAAATTAAATCCGATTTCTGAATCGGATATTTTGCAGGCAGTGACAGAACAATTCAACGACGAAAATCTGTTGGCTCAATTGCTAAATCAAAATATTCTCAAAGTGTCTGCGGTTTTTAATAATTAGTTCTTGTAGGAGTTTTGTTATGTTTGAATCTAAAAAATCACAAATGTGGACACCAGTAAAACTACAATCTAAAAGACTTTATCACTGGTTTGACGCTACTGATAATACTACTTTTGGTTGCGATAAAAATAATAGTATTTTTATCTTAAAAGGTGGAAGTAATCAGCATTTTCTACAAAAAGTATTTGCTTTCTTTAGAAAAGCAGTAATTAATCTGATAGCGATTTTTAAAGGTCTGTAATTTTAAAAATGCTAATAATTGATGCTAGTCCGACGCAAAGATGGACTCCGGCTTTTTCAAATTCTGCGATTTGGATTAAAGCTAATAATAGTAGTAGTTTAACTTTAAGTGGCTTAAACGTGACTGCTGTGCAAGATTTAGTTAATAATTTAAACTTTTCTGTCACGGGGCCAATTACAGTTAATACTACAGAATTAGGAGGGGAGCGATCAGTTTTAAGTATTAATAATACTAGCTCTGCTCAATTTCTTTCTGCTATTTTTAATTATGCGGGAAATGCAATTACTTTGGCATCTGTTCATAGGAATAATTCTGCGTTAGCAGGAAAAGTTAGATTCGGAAGATTATGGTCGTTGTCGCCATCGACACAACAAGATTTCGATAACACTGGTGGAATAATTTTAACTTATGGAATTAACTCTAACAATGGTGTATATTTGTTCAGAAATAATGCTGTAGCTGCTCAAACATCCCCTTTAATTAATAATCAATGGGCATCTGTTATCGCTACCAGAAACAGTTCCCAATCGAGAATAATTTTAAATGGTGGAACTGCATCATCTGGAACCACTTCTTTAGCTAATCTTGATTGTAATAGAATTAGGATTGGGAACGATATAACCGCAGTCGATTCAGGGATGAACGGCTTTATCGCTGAAAATATTTTATGGACTAGAGAGCTATCTACCAATGAGATTAATTTATTAGCTGGTTATTTTCATTGGGAATGGGGGTTACAGTCTCTTCTACCAACGAATCACCCTTTTAAAAATCGTCCACCTCTTGTGTCTGATATTTAAGGTAAAATAAAATCAGAAAATATTTGGAGAATTTAAATTGAATTACAGAAAATACTTAGCTGGAATTAGTATTCCACCAGCAGAATTGATCACATGGCAAGACAAGAGTGGCAATAATAACCACCTTTTAGCACAACCGAAAAAAAGGTGGCATCAACGGCTTTCTGTCTTATCGAGCGATGCTATTAAATATCATCCCATCCCGTTAAGCCAGAAGACATAACATAACTGGTAACAGTTGCTTCAAAAAAGTTTGACTTAGTGTGACCTTCCCCTTGAGTATCAGAGAATTTCTCTAAATGGGAATAGGGAGATTTTTTGTATTTGTCCTCGGTAAAAATTGGATTTAAGCCGATGGCTTTTAGTCGAATATTGGCAAGGTATTTAGTATAGTGATCTATACTTTCTTCAGTAATGCCCAGTATTTGATTACCGATAATATGGTTAGACCAATTAATTTCTTGATTGACAGCCTCTAAAAATGAACTTGCTATACCTTCTTTAATTGACTCTTTCGGGAATAATTGCAATGCTTCCACAATTAATTTTTGATACAATCGGACGTGACTTAATTCGTCTCGGTTGATCATCCTAAAAATATCGGCACTTCCAGCCATTAGCTGTCTAGAAGCTAAATTATAAAAATACTGGAACCCATTATAGAAATACAGTCCTTCTAGAATATAATTAGCAACAAGAGAACCAAAATAATTACCCTGTGTTGGGCTGTCAATATATTTTTGATAAGAACTAGCAATAAATTCACAGCGATTTCTAAGAATTTTATCGGTGCGCCATAAATCATAAATTTCAGCCCTTTTGTTTGAGGGAATAATAGTCTCAATCAAGTATTGATAACTTTGATTGTGCATAGCCTCTTGAGAGATTTGTTCTGCCATACAAAGGCTGATCTCTGGGGCTGTGACGCAAGATTTTAAGTGAGGAATGTTACAGGTTTGTACAGAATCAAGAAAAGTTAGATAGGATAAAATACCATCATAAGCGCGTCTTTCATCAAGGGTTAAGTTATTATAGTCAGTTATATCTTGAGTAATATCTATTTTTTGCGGAATCCAGAAATTTTCACGCATCTGTTGATATAAACCTACAGCCCAAGCGTAGCGGACATCATTTAATTGCATTAGGTTGGTAGTGTTACCAAACCAGATAGATCGAGTTTCAGTCGCATCATCCCCCGATGGATTGAAGATCGGGGAAATGGGCATTTTATTGTCAAGATTTGCTGATGTCATAGTTTTGATTGAGTAAATTATCTGAAGATTGATTTAAAAGCTTCTAGGTCAAGATGTATGTCGTATTTTTTCCAGTGAATATAGCTGCCGTCTTCTGGAATAGTAAATCTTGATTGGTCGGATATTTCGATTCTTTTTAGTGCTGACAGAGAACTAAACGGAATCTGAAATAAATTTAAATTGCAATCAAAAACGATTAAGCTATCTTTAAAAACAATAGCTGTACTAATCATCTTATTAGATGAACGCCATTTGTGAGCGATTATGATTCTTTTAATTATTGAAATCATGGTTTATCTGAAGGTTCCCAGTCTCTACATTGTACACAAGAAATAGAGGGATTTACACTACATTTCAGATTAAAATCTTTATGGGTTTCAGGATTATAATATTTACAAGAACTAATCCGATTATATTCAGCTGTTGAATAGTATTTGAGTTGTTTAACTGTGTAGATTAAATTGGTCTTAAATCTAAAAAACACTCTACACACGACAACAGCAAAAATTAAAGCAGTATAAAGTAAAAATATACTTAATACAATAGTTGCTAGAAAGTTAATAATTATTATTGCCATAATGATTATTTATTTTTTCGAGTATTGATAAAATAACAGAAAAAATGATATTCATGGTTAATTAGCACAACTAGAACAGCTATCTTTAAAGTTATCCTTCTGAACAGTCCGTACATAATAGACTGCTTTACATTCTGATTCCCACGCTAAAACTAGAGTTTCGTAAATTTCTTTAACTGTTAATACGCGGTTAGGTTCGTCAGGAAAATAAACACCCTGATTAAGGTTAAATAGTAATTCCATAGAAATCCCTGTATCAATCCATTTTTGCATTTCAGCAATCGCTTGAACAACAATCTTTTGATCAAGATTTTGATTCTCTTGGTAATACCAAAAGAAATCCTTAATAAAAGGAGGGCAATTAGGGATAGCACCCTTTGAGTTCTTTTCTGTAAATACCCGCTTAAAAACGGGCAAAACACTGGCAGTGCAACCTTGAATTAAGGAAGAAGTAGTGTTGGGAGCTACAGCAGTAATATGGGAATTTCTAATGCCAAATTGTTGAATACTTTTGGCTAATTGATGCCAATTATAGGTATTATCAGAATTTACGTTGAACCATTCTAATGGTTTAGCCCCTAGTAATTTACCCTGACTCCATTCACTGCTGGAAAAAGCTTGATAAGCACCGCGTTCTTTAGCCAATCTCATCGAAGCGTGAGTACAATAATAGCTAATTCTTTCAAATAAATCATTGATAGATTTAAAGTCTTTATAAAATAATTTTTGTTTAGCTAACCAGTCAGCTAATCCCATAACCCCAACTCCAATAGTGCGATAACGGTCATTATGTGTTTTGGCTTCACCAATCGGGGGACAAGTCAAGTCGATTGTATTGTCAAGCACTCTAACAGCAAGATGACACATTTCCGCTAAATTAGTAAGAGTGTCAATGTTGGCTAAATTAAGACTAACTAAATTACAGCAATGGGCTGTTTTACCCGGTGTGACATTAGAGAAGCTCTCACAGCACAAATTAACTTGAGGGATGTACCCGTCGTGTTTATTAGGATTAGCCCGATTAATGGTATCTTTAAAAGCAAGATAGGGCATACCTGTCTCGACTTGAGAGCGCATAACATCTTTAAATAACTCCCTAGCGTTAACTTTTCTGTAGAGAGTAATTTCTGTCCCTAGATTATCTTCAATTAATTTGTAAGCATCTTCAAATTTTTCACCCCATAATTCTGCTAATTCTATCCCTAGTTTTGCCCGAACCTCATAAGGATCAACTAATGTCCACTCGTCTTTATCTACTACCCGACGCATAAATTCGTCGGGAATAACTAATTGGGGGAAAACATCATAAGCCTTACGTCTTTGATCACCGTTTTCTGTCTGCATTTCTAAAAATTCTGGCACATCTAGATGCCAAATATCAACCCCAACAGTGACAGCCCCGGCGCGTCTCCCCCCTTGATTGACTGCAATAGCTGTATCGTTGAGTAATTTAATCCAGGGTATAATCCCACCAGAAGCGTTAGCTTTCCCCATTACCCAGCTACCAGTGGCACGGATTCTACTTACATTTACCCCAACACCGCCACCATTCTTAGAGATGCGAGCAGTATTAGTAATCTCGCTAAAAATACTCTCTAGATTGTCTTCCATTGCTACGATGAAGCAACTACTTAAAGAACCATTAGGGGTTCTTAGATTGCCTAAAATTGGAGTAGCTAAAGAGATTTTTCTTTGAGCTATAGCTAAGTAAATTTGAAACGCAATTCTTAATCTATTCTCTGGGTTTTCCTCTACGCTCGCAAGCAATAAAGCGCAAGTCAGGAAAGCCTCTTGAGGTAATTCACAATCAAGCAAATACCTCTCTGACAGCATGATTGCACCAGCGTAGTCAAAATCTTTATCGTATTCTGGGTATATCCAATCCCCCGCAATCTTTAAATCGTTTTCGTCATAGATTTCAGTAATTTTTGAATCATAAACACCCCTATCCACTTGCCACTGGACATATTTAGCGTAGTCGGTTCCTTCCAATCTTCTAAAAACCGTACGAGATAAATAGCCGCCAAATTCTCTTTTAATCCTTGTATCTTTCCATAATCCCCAGATGTGAAGTCTTCCGGCTACATACTTCCAATCGGTTTCTTCTACACAAATCAATTGTGTAGCTACATTGACTAAATTGTCTTGAATTTCTCTAGTGGTAATCCCATCTCGTAATCGAGAAGTTAATCCTGATTCTAAAGCGAGGGGATTTACTTTTAACCCTTCACACGCCCATTCAACTACTCGTCGAATTTTAGTGATGTCTAAGGGTCGAGTTTCTCCATTTTTCTGAATTACATTAATCATTTATTTACTCCTACAGATTTTTAATTTTACTTTAATAATCCTAGCGTTTATTCAATATTAGGACGGTCATTTTTTTCTGATTTTTCGTAAGTCGCTTCTATAGCTTTATCAATCCAAGCATTGATTTGATCATGCCTAATTTCTCCATAATCGGTTTCATCGTAAACTTCATTTTTACTCTTAATTCTTATATTTGAATAAAGTAATAAGAAATTGTATAAATCAATTTCGTTGACCGATTGTATTAACTCTGCAAGAACTTGTTTAGCGTCCATTGTTATTTGTCTTGAGTGTAATTTAATTTGAAGTAATTACATCTTTGTCGGTTGCCAATTGATTGATATTCTCAGTCTATCATAAGTTCCAGCTTTTATAAAGCCACACTCTTCTAAATATTCTATTAAAGGTTTAATTCGTGTTCTAGGAAACCCTAGAGTATCAGCTAATTCTGTAATATTAATCATTGTAAATTTGCCGTTATTTTTTTCTTTTATTGATTTTGCAATAGATATAATGATCTGTCCTTTTATAGCCAAATAAGCTTTTAAGTTGCCATAATATTGTTGTCCTTTTGCTGTCTTTAAAGAGTTAATTATAGCAGTCTCATTGCCGTTAAAACACAGGTTGCAAGGATTAACATAGCAAGGGCATTTATACAGATAAGTGCCGTCGGGAAGGGATTGTCCTTTTGGGATGATTTGTGTTGACATTTATTTATCCTGAGTGTAATTTGTTTTTAGTTGAGATGCCCGTTCAATTTCTCTAGCTAGGTAGCCGATATGAAAAGATTGAATACTGGGACAATCGGCAATTATTTCACGGATTAGCTTCAAAGGATTCTTACCTTCCCATTTTCCCACAAATTCACCACTAGGAGTTAGCTGGCTGACTGTGATATTATTGCTATCTGTTTCTACTAAGAAGTTACCAGCAGGGTCGCTGTAGTTTCGAAACTCTTGATTAATAATCAATTGGTATTGATTAGCAAGTAATTGTTCTACGGTTTCCCAACAGTCATCGTAAATATGGGCTGATTGACTAATGGTAATCAGTGGACCCATTGTTAAATCGTAGTCTGACTGCCTAGCAATTTCATCTCTGATATGACGCTGTAAAGCCCGTAATCCCATTGCATTAGCTGGCCAAGCGGAAAACATATCATTACTTCTAAAGGTAGCTGTCAGGGATAGTTCATTATCTACTACTCTTACCCAGATATGATTGAGACAGGGAGATCCGCTGTGATTATGATCTGAATCGCCTACCGAGCGGCCTCCTCGGTCAATAGAATTTGGTACTATTTCCCACCCGTCAGAATCGAAAAAAAGCTCGTTTGATCGGGAAAGCTGACTTTTTAAAGCCAAGCTGTAACATCCACTGGTAAGACTTTGGGGGTTTCCACTTCCGCTATCCCACAAAGACATAACGGCACTAGCTGAGTCATTTTCTTCAATTAATTTGTTGATAACTGCTTTAATCTGGTCTTGACCAAACCAAGAGCGTAATCTTTGACCATAGGTGTATTTAACCCCCTCCCTATAATCAGCATCACTAAGTATTTGTGGGATATAGTTCTTTAGATATTCTCTATCTAAAGGTAAGTAATTAGGTTCTGGAAAATAAAAATCTTCTGGCTCATCGGTAACTATCGCCATTAAGTCGATTAACTCTTGCCATTTACCATCATACCCAGTAGGTCTGATAGTGCCAGTAGTTTTGATTCTTTGCAGTATTTTTATCCAAGTTTCAGCAATGGTTTTACCTTCGATCCGATGACCATAGAGCGGGCCAGGTTTTACTTCTGATGTAGGTTCATTGTAGGGAAAAACCATCGGTTCTGCCCACGGTTTATTAGCACCATAAACTGATAGCCTTAACATCAGAATTGCGTAAGTTGTGAGATTATCTCTTAAAGTAACAGAAGACCGTAATTGATTTAAAACTTCTAAAGGAATATCTATATCAATATATCCTTTCACTAAAGAATCAATTACCCAACACTCTTTCCCTACATCATTTTTTCCTTTATAAACTCCATTCTCGAAGAAATCTTTCAAGCATTGAACACTACCAGAATTTTTGTCTTCACGAGTTGAATCCATTACAACAAGATCGCAAACGTGGGGATTAGCCAACAAATTGCGAACCAAAAAGTTAATTCCCCTTGATGCGCTATAGAGGTTCCCGATCACAGCATAATCGGAAGGATTGAGTTTTGCGGCTACTGACTTAGCAGGAGTCCATCCTGTACAGATAGCAATATAGCCACTGCCTAAAATCAACTGATTGGGCTTGTAGATTGCATTAAACATTAGCTTTTCCTTTTTCTTTAAGATTTGGTTGCTTCCAAGTTTCTATTTCTTTCAGAAATAAATCAGATTTAGGTTTCCAGTTTTCTATTTCTTTAAGAAGCAAGTCTAATTTTGCGTTGATTTCTTCAAGAGCCATAATTGATTTTACCTCTACTTTGTTCAAGAGATTTTATTTCTGCTAATGTTTTTTTGATTGATTCTTTTTCATTGGCAAGCAATTCTCTTACTTTTTGAAAAAGAATCAATATTCTTTTGTCAATTTCTGTGATAGTCATAAGTCCCTCTTTATTGAGGTCTAACAAATACATGATGTACCAATCCAGCTAGTTGATAAGTTCCAATGTATTGTCCTTTTTCATCTATCCAATAGCTACCAGTATAGTAAGTCAAAATATCAAAAATCCTCTTAGGTTCTTCTGTTTCTACTAATGCCCAAAGTGTAGGAATATTATTCTGCAACTGAACGCATAATATCTGTGCGTTTAAAGACATTTCAATCTCGCGACAAGGAGTTGTATCTATAGGGTACTTCAAGATGGTTCTCATTGGTTTTTTGGGTTAGTGTACATTGATCCGATAACCAGTAACTGGCACTGTAGTATTATTCTGGTTTTGGAAAGGGATTATCATCTAATCCCCATCGATGCTTAAGAAAAGCTTTGTACATATTTTCTCTGACCATCATTTGTTCGTAAAGCTTGATCAGGAAATCCTGCGCTTGCTCTTGGCTCATTTTTTCTACCTGAGACTGAAAAGAACGAATATTGAACTGCTGTTCTAAAGAAAGTTCGATAGGTTGAGACATTTTGTTACTCCAAAGTTAAAATTCAGATTCTTTTTTTTGAGGCTCAAATCTATTATCAAAATCTTCCAACGTTTGTTTTAAGCAGTGATAAAAGCCGTTAAATTCGTCAAAAGGTTCCCAGTCTTTTTCGTGATATTTGAGTAGCTTTCTTGCTAACTCTGGTTCAATGGGAACATAGATGTAATCTTCTAGCGTGAATTTATCTTCCACTGTCTAACTCCTCCCAGAAATTGTCAAAACAAGTGATTTTCATCTCTAATCTTCTGTCAAATAAATTCTGAAAATTAGGATTATCAATTTCTTTTTTTATTCTATCAGAGTATTCATGTACAAAAGAAATAATGTTTTCAAGGC